TATCCGGTATGGCATCAGCAGAGTATCGATATACGGGAAAATCTCAATACGCTAATCAGTAATCTGGATAAAAAGATTGACAAATTACAATGTTCATCTGATCAGGGGATGGCTTACACATGGAGATATAGGATCCTTCGCTTTGACGATGAAATCCGGCATGGAGAAAAACACAGCAAGGAGCATTTCGACCAGATCATCGAGGATATTGACAAGTATGAAGATTATTGCAGAGATCATCCCGAATTTCCGAATAGTAAAGTGGTATTCGCAATTAGAAACATAAAAAATGTGTATCAAAAGTGTACGGATGAATGCACTTTTTTATAAGGAGGAGCTTTTATGGAATTATTAGAATTTATTAAACAGATCCCGTTACCGATCCTGATTGTCGTTCTCGCAATTCTGGTAATAGTTACAATCGTAGTTGTGGTTCAATACATCAAGCAGAAAGGGCTCAACGGAATCAGGGAAGATGTCTATCAGCTTATTTTAAAGGCTGAGCACATGTACAATGAATCTGGAACCGGTAAACAGAAATTTGAGTGGGTTATCCAGCAGGCGAGAGGTCTGCTCCCGAAATGGCTGCAGGTGCTTGTGCCGGAGAGCGCACTGAGGAACTTAGTACAGAAATGGTTTGATGGAATTAAAGATCTTCTGGACGATGGAAAAGTAAATAATTCCCAAAAATAATAAAGAAAAGGCGTATGCGAATCGGATATTAGTTCGTATGCGCCTTTTTAGATAGGAGCAAACATGACAGAAAAAGAATTTGTTGAGAAAATCGGATCATTGGCGAGTGAGGATATGGCAGTCAGTGGGATTCTTGCTTCCATCACTGCGGCACAGGCCTGCCTTGAATCCGGGTACGGGAGTACAGAGCTTGCCGTGAACGCCAATAACCTGTTCGGGATGAAATGCTCCCTGTCCGGGAACACATGGGTTTCCGTGTGGGATGGAGTGAGCAAATACACGAAGCAGACCAAAGAACAGGACGGGAACGGGAATGAGTATACCGTAACGGCAGATTTCCGGAAATATCCGGATATTCTCACAAGTATCAAAGATCATTCGTGCTATCTGAATGGTGCGATGAATGGAAGTAGGAGAAGATACGAAGGGCTTTCCGGTGAAAAAGATTACCGGAAGGCGGCAGAACTGATCAAGGCCGGGGGATATGCCACAGACATTGCGTACGTGGATAAACTTTGCAGCCTGATCGAAAGATGGAATTTAACTCAGTATGACAAGGAGGATGTAGGTATGAGTAATAGTAGTTTGGTAAATTGTACAGTAAAAAGCCCTAACCACAGCGGAGCAAGGACGCACTCGATTGACAGGATTACACCACACTGCGTGGTTGGCCAGTTGACAGCGGAAGGGATCGGTTCCTGTTTCCCGGCAGGGCGCGAGGCGAGTTGCAACTATGGCATCGGGAAAGATGGCAGAGTTGTACTTGTCGTGGACGAGTGTAATCGGAGCTGGTGTTCTTCCAGTAATGCCAATGATCAGAGAGCGGTAACGATTGAGTGCGCCAGTGATACGACACATCCGTATGCTATGACAAATGCGGTATACGAGAAGCTTATCACACTGTGCGTTGACGTTTGCCGGAGAAACGGAAAGACAAAGCTGCTCTGGTTTGGAGATAAGAACACAGCGCTGAATTACATCCCGAAGTCAAATGAGATGGTGTTGACTGTACATCGTTGGTTTGCGAATAAAG